GCCCCTCGAGGGGCTCTAGGCCCCTCTATTATGCTGCAGTAGCGTATTCAAGAGCTTTTTCAAGAGCCTTGACTTTACGGGTCTGATTAACACCATACCAAGAACTTGAGAGACGGCTATCAGCACTATGACCGAGAACATGATCGGTTAAATAAGTGACAGCATTAAATCCCTGCCACCATGAACCTTCTGCATATTCAGCACCTGGTTGATTATAAAGCACGTCAAGAGCTTGAATCGCTGCACGGCTAAGAACTTTTTCATTCTTAGAGGAAAGCGAAGGAAACACTTCTGCAAAGTACTGAGAAACCGTCTCATCGTTATACCTCTTACTGCCAAGAAATTCAGCAACATCTTTATACGTATGAAGCTTATTACGAGCAATACCAAGAGCTGACTTTACTTGCTCAGCATCAAATTTTGCACGATGATTAATCTTAAACTGATGCTTAGCGTTATTAGCAAGAGACATGCTCAAAGTGTTATTACATACGACGCGAATTGGAGTAAAACGCACATCGTTAGAATAACCAAACTGGTGAAAGTTACTAAACTGAAGATAGGCTTCAACACGATCACCATTAAAGAGTTCAAAGTCTTCGCCAACCTTAGCAAGCGCCCACATAACGCGACCATCCTTAAGAGAGCCAGCAGTATGCATCTGCATATCACCTTCCATAACAAACTCATTAAAGAAGTTCATTGCATCTTCATTATTAATATCATGCCATTCAGGCCCGACAATATCAAGAAATTTACCATCGTCCCGAATAAGAGCTTGACGACCAGTATCAATCTTCTTACCATCAAGTTCAGCAATCAGCGGAACTTTATGGTTCTTATAATCGAGACCAGCTTCAATAAGCATCTGCTTAGGAGTTAAGTCATAGTGAACTTGCTTACCAAGACCATGCCAAGGGACATCCCCAACATAAGCCATCTTAGCCGTACCGTCTGTATTTAATTCTAGTTCATGAGCCATTATATATTTTCCTTTCACATCTCATTATAACTAATATTATAATAGTTACAGAAATTAATCAAGCACTTTTTTTGTGCTTGATTTTTCTGTTATAAGCTTTCTTAGAAGCAATTACACGCATACGATACTTTGGTGTACGTACCTCAGCAGCATATTTATTATGTTTAACGACCATCACTTATCTCCTCAGCTTATATCTTAATATAACCTATTTTTTGGAAATAAGCAACTGTTTTTTTCGTTAAATTAATTAATACTTGCCCAGATTTTCTTTACTTCTGCTTTCTGAGCAGATGTCAAAGGAACATAATCTAGCTCTTCTGCTTGTTTATCACCATGTGCATAAGAATATTCAAAGAACTTAATTGCTTCCTTAGAAGCTGCAGGATCTGAAGGATCCTTGTACATCACGATATAGCTAGTAGCAACCATCGGCCAGTTTGTCTGAAAGCTCTTGATTCCAGGAGCAGCAATTTTGCCGTCAGTACCAATCATCTTAGCCCATGAAAGGCCATTCTGTTTAGCAAATGCATACTCAACATAGCCAATTGAACCGTTTGTCAAGCTAACACCATTAGCAACGCCTTCGTTACCCTTTGAGCCGATAGTAGTACCCTGCCATTCGATTGCCTGACCAACACCGTAATTCTTTTTCCAATCAGCATTTGCTTCTGCAAGGAACTTAGTGAAGTTGTATGTAGTACCTGAGCCATCAGCACGACGAATCTTAATGATAGCAAGATTAGGAAGCTTTACTCCTGGATTAATTTCAGCAATCTGCTTATCATTCCAGTTTGTAATAGTGCCCATATAGATCTTTGCAAGGATATCGACTGTGAGGACTAGCTGACCTGCTGTTACTTCCTTAAGATTAACGACAGGAACGATTCCCCCAACGATCATTGGGAACTGAACCTGACCAAGCTTCTCTAGGTCTTCTGACTTGACAGGAACGTCTGTTGCACCAAATGTGACTGTCTTAGCATTGATCTGCTTGATTCCGCCACCTGAACCGATTGATTGATAGTTTAATTGATTACCTGAAACCTTCTTATAAGAATCAGCCCACTTTGAATAAATTGGATAAGGAAAAGTTGCACCTGCACCTGTAATATCTGCTGCAAAAGCAGAAGTAGCAATAAACATTGTTGCTACGATAGCTAGAATATTTTTAATCATGGTATCTCCTATATTTAATAAAAACGTCATAAATGACGAGCAACGATATATAGATTTCTATTATGAAAGTTTTATGAATCGCATTGGTTAATTCTCGTTAGTTGAAAAAATTTTTTAATTTTTTTGATCTTTCTTCATCTTCTTCGTTAAATTTAGATTTACTAAAAATAGGCGTATCATCCATAAGATTGGTTTGTGCTGTTTGTTCTACATTATATAATCTCATTTTTGCACGATCAATGCCTACTACAAATCTCTTATTAAGAGTAGGATCATTATAACGATTTTTAAGTTGCTTAACCATAATCTGATTAAGATTTTCCATCTCTTCTGTAGAGATTAAAGCAAACATTAAATCGGCGGTTGCTGGTAAACCAAAGGATTCAGAGGTGTCTGTAATCTCTACATCAGAGTTGCTGTAACCACCTCGAGTAGTTTGAGTAGCAGAAACAATAGGTACATTAAACTCAACGGCAAGACCACGTAGTTCTTCAGCGATCGCCTTAATGTATGTGTATGAGTTGACATTACTTCCAGACTTAATACGGCTAGAAGAGCAGATGTTAAGATAATCGATATAGATAATATCAGGAATAAAGTTTCGCTTGATACGCAGCTCATTTAATAAATGCCTAAAATTAGCACTGCCGGCAGAAGCAGTAGGATATTCTTTAATAATAAGTTTTCCAACAGTTTTTTCCTTCAATCGATTAATTTTCTTATCATAAGCATCTTTTGGCATGATAGAGAGTTCATCAATAGTAGAATTTAAAAGATTAGCATCAATACGTTCAGCAATCTTTTCTTCAGCCATTTCCATCGTAATGTATAGGACATTCTTACCTTGTGTTAAATTATAAGAAGAACAATGACACATAAACAGAGATTTACCTACACCAGTACCGGCTAATGCAATATTGAGTGTCTTTCTAACTAATCCCCCTTTAGTAATAATATTAAAATAATCTAAATCAAAATTAATTCTATCTTCTTTACGATGATAATATTCGTAACGCTCATTAGCATTATCGATATAATCATGTCCAATATTAACTTCAAAACTAATTCCAAGAGCATCTGATAACAACTTAGGAATAGATCCTTTTGAAAGGTCACTATTACTATCATCTAAGATTTGAATACTCTTAAGAATAGAGTTATGAATAGCTTTATCTTGACAGAATTTTTCTGTAGAATCTACAAGCCATTTAATGTCTGTATTTTCTGATGATAAACTGCTAATAATATCCTTTGACTTTTTATAATTTACTTCATTAATTTTATCAGTATTATTTAATTCAATAAGAAGCGTCTCTCGGGTAGGATTATTATTATACTTTTTAATATAATTATCAATAAGATTAAAAACAATTTTATCTGCATTATCATGAAAATAATCTTCTTTAAGAAAAGGAATAACCTTTCTAGTATATTCTTCATTAAAAATTAAATGAGATAATATTGTATTTTCAATCAATTCATATACCTCTTTATCATAATAGGACCTACCTTCCACGCAGTATAATGTAATCTAGATTGATTCCAATAAAACCAATCTCCATACGGATTAAATATGATAACCCAATTTTTGTATCCGTAAAGAACTCTAACTGACTGATTCATTTGTTACCAAGCCGTTATGGATATCAAGATACCCACTATCCATACCAATAATATAGCTATCAAAATCAAAGCCGAAAGTATCATAGAGAACATATCGATAAGATCCTTTTTCCACGATGTCCCCTTTGTGAATACGCTTGGTAACGATGTAGAAGGCCTGTAGTTGGTCTTCATATGAAAGGCCCTTCCAATACTCTTCAGCTTTCTGATCATACCGAGCTGATGCTTCTTTAAACGAATTTGAAACATCTGATAAAGATTCTCTAAGTGTCTTCTCATCCATCTGTATCCTCGTTTGCAATTAGGTTACCGCCAACCAATGTATAGCGGTTCTTGATCCATTCAGCAAAATCTGTCGTGGTCAATACACTCTTCCACAGTTCGCCATTATCTTCGATATCAGCAGCACGCATCTTGTTACCAACTACTTCACCAGTTGTGCGATCAACCAGCTGATACCAACCATTAGAAGGCTTAACCACATAACCACCTTCAATAGCGAGATCGAGTAGGCCTGACCACTTTTGGATCCCACCCTCGTAGCTAACTGTGATAGGTATCTTAGACTTTTCCTTAACATACCTAGACTTTTCCACATTAATGATAAATCTGTATCCGGTGATTCCATCTGAGTCCTTATCCTGCTGTCGACCAAGAATCCAGATCGTATCTGCCGAATAATAAACACCAGTACCACCACCGACGATATCCTTAGGATACAATCCAATTTCCTTATATGTATGATTAACAACAATCAAAGGAATATCTTTAAGGGTAAGGTGAGGAGTTACCATACGGAACAGTGACTTAAATGCCTTTGCACGAGACATGTCTGCGACTGACTTGCCTGCTTCTGCATCTTCGACTTCTTTCTTAGATGCAAGATTGCCCATAGAGTCCAGTATAATGACAACCTTATCATCACGTCCGATATCACCAAGCTGCTTCATAATATCAAACTTAAGCTCTTCGACATTGGTAATTGGTGTATGTAGCACACGCTTCATATCGATCCCAAAAGAATCGAAATAACCCTGAGGAGTACCAAACTCTGAGTCATAGAATAAAAGAACACTTTCCGGATACTTCTTTAGATACGCTGCTGCCATAAGGAGAGAAAAGGCAGACTTAAAGTGCTTGGACGGACCTGCCATGATAGTAAGGCCAGAAGTTAATCCTCCATCTACGCTACCGGAAAGTGCCACGTTCACCATTGGAACGCTAGTAGTAATCATATCCTTCTTCTTATAGACTTTGCTATCAGCGAGGATATCTGTTGAATTAATTGTAGAATTCTTCATGAGACGTTGAATGAGAGACATAAATTTACCTTTTAATTAATCTATATAATTTTATATTATTCATTTTTTAGTAAAAAATCAACTAAAAAATGAATTAAGTGTAGCTTTCTTTTCAAGTTCCCATCCAATAGATCTAATAATATTTTTAATTGGATCTAAAAATGCTTTATCAAATTGTGTATCATAGTCAATATAACTATCTAATCCTAATTGGCGAGGTAAAGTACCAGGAGCAGCAAATACGTTTTCTCTTATAGGGTTAGGCAGTTTCATATAACAAAATTTAATTTTTTCACCTTGCATAATAGGTTGATATCGCTTATCAATTTTAAAGTCTTTAATCATTTTATTATAAAGTAAAGCTCCTCTTACATGAATAGGAGTACCTTTTTTATAAATTGATGATGAATCTGCATACTCGTAAAGGCCTTGACATCCACGAGGAAAAGCAACGTCTTCAAAAGAAAGCTGTTTAAACCTCTCTCTTGTATCGTTTACAAAATTAACAAGATCGTCTTCAGTTTTATTCATAATAATACTTAGAGCTTTTTTAATACTATCTCGTACAGATTGAGGAGTAGAAGACCTAACAGCTTCAATACCCATCATTTTAAGTTTAGGTTCTTTATATTGCACACCTTCACTATTCCAAACATTAAGAATATATCGTTTTTTAGCAACCCAAATACCTTTATTAGCGATATTTTCTCGCTTCATTTTCATTTTTTGTTCAAAGGCATTAACATATTGAGCAAGAGCTCCATAGCATCGATTAATATAAGGTTCAAGCTTATCTTCGCATGCTTTATCCAAGAACTTGACGATCTCTTCGTCAGAAGGATATTTTCCGTTATAAGAATGATTGACCAGGTCGTCAAGCGTAATATACATAGAATCCGTATCGCATGCCAGGACATAATCTTTACCTTTAGTATTTAATAATTTATTTAAGTACTTATTAATATTATCCTCCATCCAACGAATAGAAAGTTGGCCAGATAGAGTAATAGATTCAGCAAGTTGGTTATCATACCAGCGAAAATATGCATTTGATAATGCACCGTAAGCTGAGTTAAGTTGAATTTTTTTAGCTAGCTGCATGTTATCAAGTTGAATTGATAATTTTTCATCAGCAGGATCTTTATTTTTCTCGTAACGTTTTTTAACTTCAATCATCTTATTTTTATATACAACACGATCATTATACATGTCTGACATTAATTGAGGCAAGAAACCTTTCATATCTTTTTGAAACATGCATCCAGAAGCTGCAATAGTAGCATTACGTTCGTTTAATTCTGTCCTAATAGAATTTTCGTTTAAAGCACCTCCAATAATATCATCAATAGAAAGAAATTTACCAATTTTACCAATAAACGTCTCAGGTGAGATATTATATTGCATGATAAGATGAGGGTATAGACTATTTAAGTCAAATGAAACAACCCACTTATGCATTCCTACTTGAGGCTCTTTAACATAAGCACCAGCAATCTGACGATCTTTAGTTTGATTTTTCATAGGAGGAATAACTATCTTTTTACTAAGTAGATAATTATGAATAATAATATCCCACATATGAACAGATGAGAATGTATCGTTATAATTTACCTTACCGTCATAAGCAAGAGCTTGAACT